GATATCTACCATCTGTTGCATGGGGTGTTTTATATCCATGTCTCTATAGAGGATTGCTTTCACCAACTCTATCAGAAATCCAATATCTTTGATAAACTCTGGGTTCTCCGTATCTACATCGTTCTCGCCCATGTTGTGAATCATGTTCACAACCAATCCTTCTGTTAGATGATCAGCAACCTTAATATCTGTATGTAATCTTATGGCGTGGTTGTCAATCTTAAATTCTGGTTTTATTTTCATTTTATTCGGAAACTGTATAATCTTGTTATCGCTCATTTTCCATTTCCTTTGTCCAAGTTTCTTGGATGTCTGGATACCAAACACCCACACTTCTTTTTGGTGTACCGTCTGGATGATATGCCATGACTAAACAAATAGTCTTACATCTGTTCTGTCCATGTTCGCCCCAAAATAAATCTGCATAGATTCCAGAACGTAAGTACAATTCCAAGTTGCGAATGTAACCAGAAGTACTAGAGACTTGTGCCTCTGCACCCTTTACTTTACGGCGTACATCACTTCTTGCAATCGACAACAGTTCTTTCTGTGTCTTAATCCACTTCTTCACATTGATGTGACTCCAAGGATGTTCGTCACCCTTTGCTAGAACATCTGGGTGGATTGATTTATATTCTGGGGGATTTTCTTTTGCACGTTTTTCTCGTGCAATCGCAAGACGGTCACCCGCTGCCTTCTTTTGTTCAGGCGTCATAGGTTTCCGTCTTTTACGAGTTTTTGGTAGGGTTGAGTCAGTCTCCACTTTAGCACGGCGTGCCATCTTATCACCTCTTAATAACCAAGTTCTTCAAATCGTTTCTGCATTTTTCGTTTGTATCTACGAGTAGCAGCGGCTTTCGCCTTTCTTTTTTTCGTACCTCTACTCTCATAGAAAGTACGTTCTCGCAGTTCTTGGAAGAAACCATCTTTTAGCAGACGCTTCTTTAGAACTCGCATTGCACCATTAACGTCACCATTACGAACTGTAACAGTAGTACCACCTAATGGTTTTTCGTTCTTATTATTCCTTCTTCTATTCATTATTACCTCATAGTTAGTTGGCCTGTCCGGCAGGACTCGAACCTGCGACCCACAGCTTAGAAGGCTGTTGCTCTAATCCAACTGAGCTACGGACAGATTCACTCAACTGATTATTTTTGGAAACGCAATCTATACTGTTTACCGTTATGGTAAAACGATACGATTGAATGAGAATAAACCTCAATCACTTCCTCATTATAACGAGTTTGTACATTACACACTCGTTGTGTACCACCTGTGGCATTTGAATTATTGTGTCCAATCATACCACCAAGTAATGCACCAACAGCACCGCCGTTCTCTACATTCTTAGTAACATTGTTACCAATAATACCACCAATGATAGCACCCCTTAACATATCGCCTGATTTATCACCACCCACTGATTGGTTGGTGCAGACTTCCACATTATAGGGAACTCTATTTACGACTGTCTTATTTACATCTTGAACAGTCTCAGCAAACGCTGGTGCAGATACACCTATCATTGCCATTGTTATTAAAATCTTTTTCACTTTTTACTCCGTTATTACTTTTACAACTTCACCGTTTCCAAAGAGTTCATACCCTTCTTCACACTTAGTGATTTTCACGTTAGTCTCCATAGACTCACACAATGATTTAGCGGCAACTACCGCCTCTTCTAGTGTCTCATAAATTCCTTCATACGTCACAGCATTACAAACCTTTCTTTTCACATTACTTTTTATTCTACCAAACTTTTTCGTATTTGTCAAGAGGTATTAATTCTTTATCACCAGTTTTATCACACTTCTTTACCTTGACAAAGTTACCTTTTTCTAAAGTGTCAAGAGTATGCTCGATGATATCCTCAACCTTTTCTTTTTTACCCATCCACTTACCTACATAGAAAAATGCAGCAAGGGAAGATGTCGCCAATATAGCGTGTTCGATTCCTGTCATTTATCGCTCCAATATAACGTAGTCGCCAAAGTATTTATCGAACACTGAGATAAGGTTTTCATAATCGCCAGTAGTCATCTCATCAACGATTTCCTTACCATTGAATCCCAACTGTTTGGCAAGATGTTGGGCGTGTGCCATCAGAGAAAATGCATTCCCATCTGGGCCTGTCAAATCAATAACACATTCAGTGTTATGCTGCTTCTGTCGTATCATCACAATTCTCCTTCTCAAATTGTTCTACAATTGCTTCCTTCTCTTCAATCAACTTAGTAAGAGAGATGAGCGCCATATGCTTCTCATCTGAAGCACCCTCACAAAATGCTATAATAGCATTTTTCAAAACATCAATATCATTCAAAACATCATTCATTACGCTGCCTCCTTCATCCATCGTTGTAATGTAGGAATGTCAATCCCTAGCGACTTCGCAAGATTTGTCTCTTCCTCAATCGCTTCCTTTTCCATTTGTTTTTCCCACTTGCGTTCACGGGCGGCCGCATCACAAGCATCCTTGATTTCTGCATCCAACTCTGCATCAGTCATAGATGCAAAATCAATTGAACGGGCATAACTCTTACTGTATGCATCAGCAACACAGTAGTATGCATCTTCCTCAAGATTGATGCGGTTGAACTCTTTCAGAGTACCAGACGGTACTCGCTCCGACCAATACTTGGTATCAGATGGTTCGATATACATACCCATCCAACAGTTAGGTTGTTTGGAAAACTCAATCGCCTCTGCACGTTGAGCATTGATAACATCCACAAGTTTTTGTTCCATCATATATTTCATCGAATCACTCCTCATCTTTCTATTACATAATACCATTGTTTTCACAACAAGTCAAGAACTTTTTTGAATTTTATTCCACCCTGTCGTGAATAGGAACAGCACCATAAAAACCATGTCCAAGCATCTCTTCAATCTTGTCACTGAACCTTGAATCAGATGTTGCGGCATAGTTACCACCCATCATAGTCCACTTACCTTCTGCTTCCTCTGGAATAACCTTTACAGAAGAACCAAAACCAAAAGTTTGTTTTACCAACTTTGCGGCAGGATAATCTTCACATGGGTCAAAAGGCCCATCCACATTTGTCAAACAAAGTCCTTTGATGTTCCACTTAGAGGAAACACCACCATTTGTACAATCACGACCTTCAGTCTTATATACGTTTACTAACAATCCCATAATATTCTCCTAACTAATGTTCCACTTAACTTCAACTTTACCTCTTTTCAGGCAATCGGCAAGATATTCCATGTATGCAACACCCATTCTTTTTTCATCAGAGGCACCCTCTGTTATATTGATAATGGCATTTTCAAGATTCTCAATCATTGACTTCTCTGCCTCACCAAAGTTCATTACGAACTGTCCGTCTGCGTTTTCAACAAACATCTTTTTCTCTTTCCAATCTTGATAAAAATAACCCATTACACATTCTCCATTTTCTTTGCAAGTTCTTCACATTCTTTTTCAGTAGCAACACCAACTAGAGTTGCAAGTTTCTCAAGTGTCTCTTGACCAGAAGATGACATTCTATCAAACTCCCAATATAAGTCAGCAACACATTTCGCAATTTTTAATTCTTTCATATTACACTCCCCATTTCAAATCGTTATCAGCAAGGATGATATCCCTTACCCATTCTCTGTCAACACTGTCAGCACAAAAATCCATTCCAACATTTGCAACGTGTTTCTGAACTGCCTTGATGACCATCATGTCTGTCATACCCTTGATAGGATAGATACCAGACTTCTCATTATAGAAGTCATCGACATAGGCAACGAAATCACACATCATATTTGTAACTTTTTCGATATTCATTATTTGTACTCCTTAGTCATTTCCATTAATTTCAAACCTTCTTCCATCAGAATTCGAGCATCATCGTAATGGTCGAACCCACACTCATCAGCAAAGTCCATGTCGCTGGTAGTGTAGATGGTGTCTACATCAGGGTCAATATGATGGGTGTCCATCATATATTTGAAAGTCTTTGCTGTCTTAATGTTTCCGGCAACCAGATTTCCTACACCTTTGTAGATTTCCAACCCACCATTGTTAGCAGCGATAAAAATTGTTTCGTTTGTCATTTCAAATCCTCTCTTTCAACTCATCTTACATATACAATATACCATTGTTATCATAACAAGTCAAGAGAAAAATGAAAAAAAATGCAATAAAAAACCCTTATGAATCAAGGGTTTAATAAAAAAGTTAAAAAAAGTTTTGGGGGATTTGACGATTTTACGTCAAAAGAAGGGATTTACGGGCGAATCGTGCGAATCGCCCGAATCACTTTAATAGATACCTTTTCGTGCCAACATCTGTTGTCTACGTTCCAGTTCTACTAAGTCTGTTGATGCTGCTAGATATTGTTCGATGGCACGTTTATCTCTCGTGTTCCACCATTTAAGAATAGAACTAATCATCTTTATAGTTCTCTGTCATCAGTGCTTTTGCTTCTGCATGATAACCCATTCTTTCTAAGTTTGCTGCTGCTCTTGCTCTTCCAGCAGATTCTCCAAATGCAATCAATCCAACAAAAGCGATTGATGCAATTTTTGAAATCCAATCACAGATTTCACAAGTCTGTTTATATGTGTGTGTAAGTACTAGTCCGATCGACATTAGGTTCTCCTTTTAGTGTTCATTATATGATCATAGTAGTGTAGTACATCTTCATCTCTGAGATGTTCGGTATCGCTTCGATATTCCGTTCTAATAAAACGAACAATATCGTTAGCGTTTGGTTTTGTTTGGAACAATTTTGCTATCCATTTTGACATAATATTTCTTCCTTGTAAAAGTACAAAAGGGATGCAAAGCATCCCTAGTTAGTTTGGTCTATTTGACGGTTGCGGGCTCAAAAAGTCCGCTTCCTCTTCGGTATAAGGCCACATAGTTACAACTCCTTTGGGGGGTTTCGCAGATATTTATAAGACTAGGACAGTCTTGTTGACGTTTTTACTGTAGTTATTTTTGCATAGGTGTTGTGACAAAATCGCACAGGTGTTCCTGTAGCACTTTTGACGAACCAACTCTTACGTTTATGATGCCGTTGTAGTAATCATCAGAGAGAAGAACCTCTCTATCGAATTGTTCTTTTGCTTCTAGGTAACTCAACATACCTCTACTCTGACAGTAGTGTAGGATTTCTCTAGTGAAGTTTTCCTCACCAAGTTTTTCTACATCGGCAAGTAAATGTTCTGACGATCCCCAATAGGTTCGCCAGTCACTTTCTTTTGTCGAGCGTCTTTTGTTTTTCTTACCTTTAAGGGGGGGTTTAGTAACTTTGAATCTTGCTAACTTCTTACCGATATATTTTCGTCCATCGGTTTGATTCGTTATAATGTAAACGAACCCCTCGCAATCAGCGGGAAGTTCGTCTACTACTTTATCTTTGTGTGTCCACATTACCATTCATCTTCATCAAAATCCTCAATCTCATCCTCGTTCTCACTATTTAGTTCGTTAGAACAGAATGGGCAATATTTGACAGAATAGTAATGTTCTTCCATGTTATGCTGAATTCTAAAAACGGCATCGCACTCCTCACACAGTATTTCTTTTTTGCTCATATGTCTCTCTATGCTGCTTCGTAGACATCATCCCACTTACCACTCAAACCAGCAACCTCATATTCGGTTACACGATTCTCAAAGAAGTTTGTATGGTCTGCGCCATTCAGCACCCACTCCAACCAAGGTAGTGGATTATCTTTTACTTTGTAGTTGCCCTTTAGTCCTAGTTGCAAAAGGCGTCTGTCTGTTATATATCGAATATATTGTTTGACTTCTTTACTATCTAGTCCTTCAATATCTCCTAGTTTATATGCCAAATCTACAAAGTTATCTTCCAGTTTGACTGACTGTCTTGCCATTTCGTAAATCATACCTTTGAACTCATCGTCCACAATCCGTGGATGTTCTGCACAGTATGCTTTGAATAGTTTGGATACACCTTCAACGTGAATAGATTCATCACGAATACTCCACTCAACTACTTTACCCATACCCTTCATCTTACCAAAACGCTGGAAGTTGAGAAGCATGACGAATGATGCAAAGAGAGCAACACCTTCATTGAATACAGACTTTGCAAGTGATAGTCCTAGTCCTTTAATTGTATTGGGGTCACTATCCATCATAAACTCAATCTTGTCTGCCATCTCTGTGTATTCTAGAAATGCATGATACTCGGCATCAGATAACCCAAGTGTCTCATTAAGTAGTGCATATGCACGTTGGTGAATACCTTCTCTAGTCGCAAACGAACCAAGCATATTTCGTACTTCGTTATTCTTAAACTTTGGAATAAACTGGTCATAATAGTTCTGCCCCACTGCTACATCTGATTGTGTGAATAGTCGCAGAATATTTGTGATGTATTCCTTTTCGATTGCACTAACTTTACCAGACTTCCAATCAGCAACATCTTCTGACAAGTCTAGTTCATCTTCAATCCAGTGAACCTTCTCGTGTCTTGTTGTGATTTCAACTGCCCAAGGATAGTGAAAGGGTTTGTAGGTTTCTGAAAACTCCATCAAACCACCGCCCTTTTTCTTGACAAATGATTCTGATACTTTCATAAAGTCATCGTATGAACCAATCAACTTATCGTCAATGAAAATCTGTGGAACAGATTTAGCGTTAGGAACTCTCTGATAGAAAGCAAGTCTTTCTTCTTCGTTATCCATTTTTATTTCTGTGTACTCATACCCATGTGAATCAAACCAATGTTTTGCCTTTTCACAAAATGGGCAATGTGACTTACTGTAAATTTCTACCTTCATTATTCCATCATCCCTTTCTTAATACCGTAGTTTCTTTGCATATGACAATTGTGTGTTGGTTTTGTTTTCATCTGTTGAACCCAATCCAACTCTTGAATTAGTCTGTTGTACCAATTCTTATCATGCTCGTCATGTGCTTTATCCATATCGTCTTTTAGTTGTGTGATCCTTGTTTCGATGTACTGCTCTCTTGGATCAATGAGAGCGTTTTCAATCATCTTTTTTAATCTACGCATTTCCTTATCCTTGACACGCAACACATTCATCTTGCGTCATTGCTTGAGTTTCAAAATCTTTCAATGCATCACGAGAAACTTTCTGCGATACATTTTCTGCTCGTTGTGAAGTTTCGGTTCTGAGATAATATAATCCCTTCGTGCCGAGTTTCCACGCAGCAAAGTGTGCTCTATGTAAGTCTTTCTTGTCTGCACCAGCAGGGAAAAACAGATTTAGTGATTGTCCTTGACAGAGATATTCTTGTCTGTCGGCGCCTTGTTCCACCAGAACAAGTTGATCCAACTCAATCGCTGTTTTGAAAACATCTTTGACTTTCTGCGATAGGAAGTCGAGGTGTTGGACAGATCCGCCATTTGTGATAATACTTGACCAAACATCTTGGGTATTTTGTTTCACCTTCTTTAGTTCTTGTTCTAGGTATTTATTCTTTACCAAATGCGAACCAGCACGAGTTCTGTGTGTGTATGCATTTGCCTTTGATGGTTCGATGGATGGTGATGTACCACAAATGATAGAAGAGTTTGCATTTGGAGCGATTGCAAGTAGGTGTGCATTACGTCTACCTGTACCTTGCATATCAGGCGCTTCTCCTCTTTCAAACCCCAGCATATTAGATTCTTTGACTGCTTCTTGTTTGATATATTTGAACACTCTGTGGTTCAGTTCTCTTGCTTCCCACGAATCAAAAGGGATTCTTTTCTGATGCAAAAGAGAATGCCAACCCATTGCACCCAAACCAAGTGAGCGTTCCTGTGTTGCAGAATATCTTGCTCTATCAATCTCATCACCAGCATTGTCGATAAAGAACTGAAGTACATTATCCAAGAAACGAATCAAATCACGAATCATTTGCGTGTCTTTCCATTCGTCATACTTTTCCAAATTGACTGAAGAAAGACAGCATACAGCAGTCCTATCGTCTGAAGTTGGAAGATGAATTTCGTTACATAGGTTTGAACCATGAATCTTTAATCCTTTCGATTTCATTGTGTGCGGTAATGCACGATTAGCAGTGTCGATAAAGTTCAAGTATGGTTCACCTGTACGATATCTCACTTCTAGTATTTGTTGCCACAACGTCCTTGCAGGCATAGATTCACGAACATCGTGGTCGTTAGGATCACGCAAATCCCACATCTCACCTCGTTCTACAGCACGCATGAATGCATCTGTAATATTAATCGCATGGTGCAAGTTAAGGTTCTTACGGTTCACATCACCAGTGGGTACTCTCATGTTCAAGAACTCAATGATGTCTGGATGTGATACATCCATATATGCGGCGTAAGAACCTTTCCTTGTCTTACCCTGACGATACGCTGTCATGTCTGCATCTACTGTGTGTAGAAACGGCATTGGGCCTGGCGCCTTGTCTGAGATGGCACGGATGTCACTCCAGTGACCCCCAACTCCACCGCCTTTGACTGACAACCAACGTAACTCTGCTGAGTGGTCGATTAGACCTTCTAATGAATCTGGTACATAAGTTAGAAAGCACGAAATAGGAAGTGCTTTCGCTTTCTCGCCTGGGCGAGGTGCATTTGATAATACTGGTGATGCAAACATAAACCAACCTTTGGATACTGCATCATAAACTCTCTGTGCGAGTTCTAAATCTCCACCAGAGTATGCAACTGCGGCACGAGCGTATGCCTGTTGTGGTGAATCTTCATCTTTGTTACAATAATAATCCTTGAGTAGTTTGTATGCTTGTTCTGATAAATCTTTGTCTCTGGTTCTGTCAATTGTAATGCCGAGGTGGTCAAGACCAGTTTCCTCAGCACTTGGAAATGTTACTACATTCTCAAGGGCCATTTTTGTATCTCCTAATGTTTCTATGTCCGTTTCCAAGAGTTGAAAACGGTTTGTGCTTGTAATCCTTTGTGGGTGTTACTATGTATAATACCCATAATCTCTGCCGAGGTGATTCCCGAAAGAATCATGTCATTAATATCTTTTTCTTTGATACCTTTGGGCCAGATGACAACTGAATAATCCTCTTGGATAAACTTGTCAATCTGTCGGCAGACTTCTTTGTTTCGGGGTTCGTTGTCTGGAACTAGAACCGCTTTATCTTTGTAATCAGGAAGTCGCAAATCACTTTGAGCAACTGCGACAGAGTTCTGAATAAAAAGACTATCAATGGGGCCTTCCACAACGTAAAATACGTTAGTAGTGTCCACCCTATCCATCCCAAAAATTTTCGGATGTTCCTTGTCCAATACGATTGTAATATACTTCTGTTTTTCTTTACCAAACGCCCGTCCTTGATATGCAAAGATTTCACCATCCTTGTTTCTGAACGGTATAACCATTCTAGGATGATCTCCATCTAGTGATGGGAATTTGTTTTCAATAAAAGTATTACTGAATTCAAAAAACTTTGGACAGAAGTATATATCGTTCCAAGCATCTCTAGGAAGGTTTCTTTGCAACAAAAATTTGACGGCAGGATGATTCTCATCCAACTGAGCAAAAGATTGAAGTCCTAGTGACTTCTTGAATACAGGTTTCTTGAAATCGAACTTAGGTGTCTTAATACCGGCGCCAGGTGTCTTATCTCCTTGACCAGACGATGTAAGACCTTCCTTGTACCTTTCCAGTACATATTCCTTGTGTAAAGGAGCATCTACATATTCAATCAGTTTCGATAGGTTTGTGCCATGAGAACAGTTATGACACTTGTAAAAAAGGTCATTCTTTGTTCTGTAAACAAACCCCCTCGCCTTCCTTTGGTTCTTCTGACTGTCACCACAAAATGGGCAAGAGAAGTTCCACAGGTAATCACCTTTCTTGGTGAAGTTCCTTAGTCTAGGACTGATTAGGGAAATATACTTTGTGTCGATATAATTCATAAGTCATAATATACATTGTTTCACCTCACTTGTCAATAGATTTATAGAATAACAGGTAATAGTTTCTGTAAAATAAATCCAATGACGATGGCACCACCTATGATAAGGTGTCTCCATCTTTCCAGTATGCCTACTCTGGTTTGTAATTCTTCTCGCAACTTGAGGAATTGTTCAGTTTCCTTCTTGTTGTGTTCATTCATAGCATCAGTCAAACGGCGTTCCATCTCGCTCATATGCGTGGATGTCTCTTTTGCGTTAGTCGTAATTCTACTGTGTAAGTCTTGAACAGTATCCCGAAACTCTTTTTCTTGATCTTCCAACGCTTCTTCCTGTCTGATTAGTTTTTCTTCATGTACCGCCATGATGGTATGCAAAGACGTTGAAACATCTGCAATCTTTTCGATAGCAGAATCTAATCGGATATGAATTCCCTTCATATCGGCGACTTCTCTTTTCAGAAGTTCTACTTCTGTCTCAATCGTCTTTGCAGTTGCCATTATTTCACCTTAGCGTTTACTTTGCGGTGTCCGTTCCATGCCATGAAACCGCCTAATCTGAGCGCCCAGTATGCAAGATAGTTTAGAAACTTAAAACCATTTATTTCAATATTTATATCTCTAAAAATGATATCTGCTTCTTTCTGATTCATCTTGCCCCATGTTCCTTCTTTTTTCTTTTTGAGTGTTTCGTACTTATAAGCGTAGTCATGTACAAGTCCACCCATAAGAAGAACGCCTGTCGGCGACAACCATGTGTGTAGGAACTTAGGAATGGATGCTCCGTCAAACTGAAATCCTTTTGGAATTACATATTCAACATCATCCATCTTAAATACAAAATCCTTTGCAACAATCCAATGGCGACTTCCTGTCAACCACATCCAGATTGCTTTCCAGAAACCTTTACCTTTTGTTGGGATTGGAATTGGTTTCATGTGAGGCATATCTTTGTATTCAAACCCCACTCTTTTCTTTGGTTCTTTCTCATCAAACATATTGATGATAAAACCTAAAATGATGAGAATACCAACTACGGTAAACTGCCACCATGTTACTGCGAGATCAATTATCAGATCCATCTGTCTCTCCCTTTTGTTCTTCAGTCACCGCCTTCTCATAGTAGACGATGATTTCTTTTTGTTGTTCTAAGTACCGTTTGATATCGGCAATGTTCAATGCAAGATTTTCATAATCTTTCATACTCAATGCTACAAACGCCAAGTCTCCATACAACTCAGTGAACTCCTTTTGGAATTCTTCAAAGTTATCTTTGGTGACTACAAATACTCTAGTGTCATTTAGTTGGAGTGGCTTCGGTCTTGCCACTGTCGGTATCTGTACTTTCTCCACCT